ACGATCGATTTCTTCAATCGTTTTACCAATCTCGCCCCGAAGACGATTTTGCTCTCGAAACTGCTCAATCTTTCTTTGTCGAAAAATCTTTTCACTAAATTGTCCGTCTTCATCCTGATATTCTTTCTTCTTGCGAACATCTGCACGAAGATCACCTTTAAGAGTTTTGGCCATAGCAAGCTGATCCGTTGCGTATTGACTTTCGGCCATTTTTCGCTTGATGGCTCCACCAAATAGTGATCGCTCATCAATATCTTCCATCTTGAAATCTTTTAGTGGTGATAAACTAAACAGATTTTTTAGACCGCTGAATGTACCACGTTCACCAAATCCAAGAGACTCTCGCATGCCAGGGATATATCGTTCGCCCTGCATACGAATGGCAGATAACCTTTCGTCATCATATTGAATATCACGAGCACCTATTCTTGATCTATCAATACCTGCAGAAGTATTTTTAAGACCGTCAAACGCTTTCTTTATCTGCTCGCCAAGTTTGATAATATTAGCATTAGCGCCATCGCCTGTTTTATCAAGAAGACCACGTTTTACGTCAGCATCAAGGCGTTTTAGCTCTTCAGTGATTGGATCTTTTGTACCAGGCATCGATTGCTGAACAGCTGCCGTTGGGGCAATTGGAGATGGTTGCTCAAAACCGCTCTGTTGAATGATGATTTGAGGCGCAGTTTGATTATATATTGGATCCAATCCAGACTGAGGTATGTCTGATCTCATAGTCTGAGCCAATGCTCTAGCTGCCTGAAGCGATTGGGTCTGTTTTTGTAATAATCTTCTCATAGTTTTCTACTATTTTCTACCGTTGATTAGCTTGGCGCTCTTTTTGTTTAGCGATGTGTTGCATTAATAGAGCAACATAAATCTCTCGCTCAAATGGAAGCTGCATTTCCAAATGCTCAATGTCATAACCATGAAACTGCGCCAAAGCAAAGTTCAACTTATAGTAATTGAACAAATCAGCGTGGTGCAGTAAAATTAAAAAAAACTACTTAGACCCTCCAGATAGCGGTCATGTTTTTTATTGCATACTGGACAGGTATATGAAAAGTCATATCTTAGACTTGGCATCGTGTTGAAAAAATCTTCAATCTTCTCATACTGATCTGATGTAAGTTCATTAAAGAAATTCTCTAGCTCTTCCCTAGTCTGATCCTGTGGTTTATAAACTTCATCAGAATCGTAGATGAAATCAACGCAGTCCATAATAACATCGAGAGAAATATCTTCACCGAGTTTAGCAATTGTTGATAGAGTTGGATATTTCATCTTGATACCAACATCATCAAACAGAGGGATTTTTGTCGAGTGATTTTCAGGAACAAATACTTTAAGTTTCTGTAGATCGATATCAACTGGAGCCTTGGCATTTGGATCTTCGCATGTATCACAGCGGAAAACTAGGGATACAATCTCTCCAACTGAAACGGCTCGAAGTTGGGTGAAGATATACTCAACATCAAATGTTGCAAGGGAATCAACGTCAACATCAGAGATAGAACACGATTGGATAATCTGTTTAAGAGTATCTAGCATCACTTGTTCATCTTTGGATTGCTGAGCGATCAATAAAGCTTTTTCATCTTTGACAACGAATGGTCGATATTTCAACGGTTTATTGGTAGATGGGACTGTTAGTGTGTAAACGGGAAGGTTATTCTTGGGTAAAGCCATTCTTTTCACCTCTAATGTTCTGTAGCATTTTATTCAGATCGGCTGTTGAACCGACAAATATAGCATTGTTAGTAACTTGTTGAGGACCAGATGATTCTTGTTTCTTGGAATCTGATCCTATTTTCTTTCTTTTATCCGATAGATCTAGCAACTGATGATTGATATCGGCCAAATTCTTAATCATTGTCGACACCACCTCAAAATGTCGAGGCGACTCAGCTTGTTTGGCGACTTCAAGCGCGTGATAAAGAGCGTCTTGCCCCTGTTGTAAAAGGCTATGAAGATTTGCTCTAGTTTTTTCGTAATCATAATCGATATTCTTATCCGTGCTACCCTGATCAGGCACAATCACCTCGCCTGATTGGCTAATAATCTCGGTTCGATCAAACGGCTCGATATCAAATACATCATCTAGCTTTTTCATTTTATCTACCTAGTAATTCATTAATGAATTTTTTCGTATCAGGATTTTTGACATCTAAAAGTGTTTCTTTGAAACCAGATGCTGTGATCGACGATTGAAGGTCCTGTATCGCATCAGATGTAATATTCATCGGCTGATTAGATAACGTGCCACCAATGGAACTCATTGATTTAGTTGACGCGACATGAGACGTTGTATAATATTTATAATTCAAACTTACACCAATCTTAGCGATATCTCTGGAATCTGCAGACAATTGAATTGGGGAGATTCCCTTTGGGTATGCCTCATGCAGAGTTATCGAATACGTTGAAACCTCTGAATCCATTGGCAAGACTTCAATCAACACAGTCGGCGCGATGTAGTCTTTATAATAAGAAGTAATCTTATTTTGAGTATTTGAAACAGAATTCAGCCAATTGTCAAAGAAACCCTTTACCTCAAAATTGTTGTCGATATAGAACGACATCGATGCATTATCATAATTTTTCTTATATGGGAATTCGCGATGTTCACCCATCACATTATGTTCTGTTGTTGATATGACCTGACCCGGAAGCGAAGTCGATTCACAAAATAGCGTAATCAATCGACCAGAATTCATAAGGCTAGTCATTATGATAGGCGTCGCGATAGTTACCCGATATCGATTGGTTTTAGCTAACCCGGTAGATTTTACTTTTGAAATGAATTCATTTAACATTTGGATTAACCGTTAGATTTTGTTCATGGAATCTTGCCAGACCTGTTGCTCACGAGCACCCTGAAACTGGCTGACTGGAAGAAGGATTGCTGTAGCCCAGTTATCAGAATCAACCTTCTTAAACTGAGATTTTACATGATCGTCAAGATAATGCTTCACACAAGCTTTTGCTGGCGAATACTTAGCGGCCGCCGAAATCGTTTTCCAAGAAAACTCGAGTTTTGTTTTATCATCCAGTCTAGTATCGGTTTTGAAATCCATTAGGGCATCCAAAAGTCTAGCTCGGAGATGATATGGAAGATAGTGAAGATTCAACCCTAAAAACCCATCTTTAACCTTGGAAAAAGGAAAAACTAACGGGAACCTATCCCAGTAAGGCAGGGTGTCCTTGTGCTTCGCGTCATAATAGAACATATACATCTCACCTGGGGTGATACCTGGGCGATTCTGGGAGGCCCCAGTACGCATTAGATAGTATGCTTGGACACGACCCTGTGACTTTATTAATCTGGCTTCTTGTTCGAACCAAGCCTGAGACTGCCTGACCATCTTGGCAAGGTCATATTGGTTTTTGGTGAAAATTTGAGCGTATGTACTCATTGATTCAAAGTCCTAGTTCTTTTTCTGTGATGATAATGAAATGCCAGCCGCGATCAGCGCAATACTGCCGAGCTGCTTCCCACTTTGATTGATTCTTTATGTATGTGAAAGACTCTTGAAGATATCGCCGAGACTTTCTTGTCTGTTCTTTGGGTGGAAGAGTTTCCTTATATGGTTTTACTTCCACCAGATACGTTCTAATGTCGCCATTTGATGTTTTGACCTTGATTCGAAAATCACAGAAGTATCTATGGATTTTTCCATCAGTACCACATCGGTAAGGTATGATAGTCTCTTCTGATGAGTATTCTAGTACCGAGGGGTTGGTATCACACCATCGAAGAAACCTAAACTCCCAAGACGAGCGCCAGATGATATTGGAAATATCGCCTCGGTACTTATGTTTGTTGATCGGAGTGTAACGTCCTTGATGATACTTGGTCATTTTATTAGTGGTTTCTTTCTGTATGAATTATTTATCATTTTTTCACTGCATTTGATCACATTTGATTTTACAAGGTTTACATCAATTGTTATAATAGTTCTCTGGACAAATCCATTAAAGATTCTAGAATATAATCTAGGAAACAATCTAGATTAGATACATTAAAGGGTTCTAAGAACAAAAGAAGAATGAAGAACCAAACCTAGATGGTGAAACCAACGCGCAGCGTTGCACGGGTAATACAAGAATAAGAAAAGAACCAGACCTGATGTAGCCAAATCAACCAATGCTAGAATGTCCCAGAATAAGAAAAAGAACCGGATATAGTATCTATCATCCAAGATTAAAGAATGTCCCAGATGCCCTCTGGTGAGTCCTGGACAACTATTCCAGATGGAACAAGAAAACAACTAGACCTAATGCAACCAAATCCCTCTATAAGATAGATAAATAGAACTAACAAATGTCCTATAGAAGAATCCCATTATGGCAGCTGGCGAGAATCCCCTCTACAATTTTAAACCAAGATCTGGTGAACTAGGTTCCCCCACTTGGTTCCAGTCTGATTCTTATACCATTAAGAATCTCATGTACCCAGATGATCTAATGAGTTCCACCAATAATCAATATGGTGGAAACTATGTTATTTTCTATATCAATGTTCATGAAGATTCATACTTGTTTAAAGGGTCTGAAGCTGCCAAGAATAGAACAGTAACTGATATTCCACCAAACTTGCGAGGGGAAGTTTCTGGTAGATTTACATCGGGTGAAGTCATTGGGGCAGCTGGTATTGCAGGTGCTTTTGGTGGTACCAATGTTGCAAGGTCCATGATTGGCACATCTGGTAAAGATATTGTTCAGAAGATTGTTGGTGTTGATATAGGTGGTGCCGCTCAAATTGGCGCTAATTTTGGTACTGGCGCTCTTGTTACTGGTGCTGCTATTGCTGCTCTTGGTGGGGTTGCTAATAAGTATAAAAGAATGGAATCGGCAATCGCACTCCATGTTCCAACAGACTTGAATATTAGGTATAGTGCAAATTGGTCAGAGACTGATATGGCTGGTATGATTGCCGCAGCTACAGTTTCTGATAGTATATCAAATGCAGCCAGTGAATTGACTAAGGGTAATATTAGTCAATCGACTACAGATATTGGTAACGCTGGTGGTGCTGGTATCAACTACTTTGTCGGCAAAGGATTACAAACCCAAGGCATTGGTGAGTTTGTTGGTAAAGTGTCTGGCACTGCAGCCAACCCAAAGAAAGAACAGTTGTTCCGTAATGTTGATTTCAGAACATTCTCATTCAACTATCAGTTCTTTCCTAGATCCAAGGAAGAAGCTCAGAAAGTTCAAGCGATTATCAAGACATTCAAGTTGCACATGCATCCTGAGTTCAAAGATGCCAGCAACTTCTTATATACATACCCCTCTGAGTTTGATATCTACTATTATCAAAACGGTCAAGAGAATATGAACATTCATCGACATACATCTTGTGTATTAACAGATATGAATATTAGCTATACACCAATGGGTATTCTATCAACATTTGAAGATGGTATGCCAACTCAGATCAATGTTCAGCTTCAATTCAAAGAACTTGCTCTACTACACAAACAAGCTATTGCAGATGGGTATTGAGAATGTATTTCCAAAATTTTCCAGCAATCTACTATGAGTATGATATTGGTGGCAAGAAGGTCCTTCGAACCGTAACCGATATCACTCAAAATATCAGAGTTGTTTCATCCATTCTTGATAGCATTACTCTCTATGATGAATATGATATCATGGATGGTGAGACTCCAGAGATTATCTCAAACAAGATTTATGGCTCTCCGTTGTACCATTGGATCATCGTGATCGCTAATCGGCGGTTTAACTATCTGGAAGATTGGCCAATGCCGACCGACCAGCTTGAGACATATATTAAAGACAAGTATGGTGATCAAATGTATGCAACTAGATATCACATCAACTCTGATGGTTACATTGTTAATTCAACAGAACCCGGATCAACACCCATTAGCAATTATGATCATGAGCAACAAGTAAATGAGAGCAAGAGACGAATTAAGATTATCTCACCAAATCTCTTAAACAAAATTCTAATTCAATTCAATGATCTAATCTAAAATGGCAGCTGTCGAAAAACTATCTTTTGCCGGTGATGTTCAGATTCGTGACATAACCATTATCACGACGTCGGGGTTTGCTGTTACTATCACTCCACAGGTTGCAACGATTGAGATCTATGAGGACTTGTTCTCTCCTTTTATCTCTGGAAAGATGATAATCCGTGATTCTCAGGAACTCACCAACCTGCTGCCGTTAGTAGGAGAGGAGATTGTTAGAATAGACATTGGAACACCATCAATTTCTGCTAAAGACTCTTATCGCGGCGAGTTTTATATCTATAAAATGGATGATAGAATCAAACTAGCCGAACGAGAGCTGGCATATGTTCTCCATTTCACATCAAAAGAATGTATCATTGATGTCAATAAGAAAATATCAAAGGCTTATTCTGGTAAAGTTTCGGAAATTGCTAATAAGATTCTGACTGATGATCTAGAAACCAAGAAACCGTTGAATATTGAAGAAACGAAGAATGTAACGAAATATGTTTCAAACTTCTGGTCAATCACTCGAAACTTACAGTATCTTTGTGACAACGCCCTGAATATAAATGATTCGCCAACATACGTATTCTTTGAAAATAAGTATGGTCTGAACTTTGTGTCACTGGATGCTCTTTATAGTAGTGATAATCCGGTCTTCCAGAAGTTCATCTGGGACAATTATAGCGCCGAGATGAAGGGTACTACAAGGGACTTGGACAAGGACTACCAGCGCATTCTGGAGATTCGAACACCAGAGGTTTTCAACTATCTAGAAAGATTGAAGTCTGGTATGTATGGATCAGAGATGATCGCATTCGATCTATTGACAAAGCAATACATGCATGTTCAGTATCAACCAAATTTCTCTGAAACAAAACACTTGAATGAACACCCACTTTGGTCATCGAATGCCATTAGTCGGCCCAGAGCCGCTTTGATTCAAGATCATCGGTATTATAACAACTTTGATGGTTTTGATGATGTTACTAATTCAAAGAGTCTCCAGAAAAGAACAAGTTTGATGACTCAGGCAGAAGCCTTTAGGCTGGAAATTGTTGTGTTTGGTCGAACAGATTATTCGGTTGGTCAGAAAGTCTATGTTGAATTACCTAAAAATACTCAAATCAAGAAAGAAGATCTGAACTGGCAAGATAAAGTGTATTCTGGTAATTACCTGATTGCGGCAATTTGCCATAGAATAACCAGAACACGACACGAATGTGTCATGGAACTCATTAAAGATTCATATGGAGTCAATCTAGATGCTCCCAAGTAATGGTCAGTTTTTTATTGGTGTAGTTGAGGATCGCAATGATCCAATGAAACTGGGTCGCTGCAAGGTTCGGGTAGTTGGTCTGCATACTCATGACAAAACTATTCTGCCGACAAGCGATTTGCCCTGGTCGATGTTGATGATGCCAATTACAAGCGCGTCTGCATCAGGGATTGGTTCATCTGCTATTGGCCCAGTTGAGGGAACAACGGTCATTGTAATTTTCCACGACTACCCAGATTGTCAGCAACCAATCATGATTGGAGCCATTGGTGGCTTACCTCAAGCAGAACCGGTGCTCATTGGCCAGTTTAATGATTCTCCAATATTCAAAGATAATATTACCCCTCAGGGTCGAGTTGCTCCAACAACAGCTGAAGCTGCAACCGGTAATCAAGTTGGACCAATCACCGGTGGACAGAATCCATATCTGTCAAGCTTAGTTGATCAAGGTGCTGCTGCCACTAGTTCAACCGCGCTTGGAGTTATTCAAAATGTGATTAGCGGATCGGCAACCGCCATTGAACATGTGGGAATGCTTGGTGGCACCATCGGCGGATTGGGTAGTACATACGGGGTTGCTAATAGTGCGTTTGAATCATTATTACTTCAAAATGGTAACGTTGATAAGGCTATATCTCAATTCACTACCATTATGACTTCTGGGTCTATTGGTCAAGCTATCGGCCCGGTATTATCAAATTCGACAACTCTCACTAATGCTTTATCGTCTGTTGGACTATCTAGTGTTCAACGTGCGTTTATAAACACGAACAAGTTAATTGAGCCTGGCGTTGAAGCGTTAGTTGGTTATGCAAC